ATCTCAATAAGGAATAGCGCACCCGCGAAGGTGCGCCATCCGTTAACTGCTAACGCTTATTCGTCAACAGTATGTTTTACCGCTACTATCCAATCTTGATTAAGGATTTCTTCGGCTGCGTACATCTTCCAACCTACGTGACCTTTCTGACCCAATGGGTCGCTGTCGGTCGGTTTTCCAATGTTACGGACCATAGGCGCGTAAGCACCTTTACCTGCTAAGTTCACACAAGCATAAGCATCCATACCTACATACAGAGCAGCGAAAACGTCTGCGCGTGTGCCAGTAGTTGATACTCGACCTGCTGTAGTAGAAAGTAGTTCGCCCGAATCAATCTGGGCTGTTAGATCAGGTGAGCTGATGTAGCGCACGTTATCAACAGAACCAAACTCATGCTCATTCACAGTGGTCTGCTTGCCATACTTGGCGACAGGTACAAAGTCTTCCATTCCACGCACATCTTTCTCAGCATCCGTGTTCACGAAACAAATGTAAGCCGCTTCAATTGCTTTGGTTGATACCGCAACACCACCAGACACAATCGAAGTGAATTTCTTCGCTTTGTTACGCTGGAGGGTACGGACAGCTAACTGCTGCTCTGCTTTAGTAAGTAGGCCATCAGTAGAAGCCAAAGTAGTACCAGAGGAATACTGGACGTTTGGAGCAGCACGTAGCTTGCCCCATAAAAGAGCCTCTCGTGTCATAGCTACTTGTTCAGCATTCAGCATGTTCACATCACTAAGGATAGGCGTGGTATGCATGTCAACCATGATGTCAGTAACAGGTGTGTAACCACCATACTGAGCCATGACAATATCCAATGTTTCATAGCGGATATCAGTAGCTGATGGAGGTACGCCTTCACTTAAAGCAGTGGTGGCAGGAGAGTAAGGAATCGCTCGACGGAAACGTAAAGTCTGCGTAGAGTTCTTCGGATGAGTGTATTTCTTTGCGCCCATTTCGAGACACAAGAAAGGTTGTACGTGTCGTAGTGCTTGCTTTTCTAACTGTGCTGCGACTGTTCCAGTGATGTCACCGTAAGTATTAGCCATTGTATATTTTCCATGTTAGTCAACCTCCCACTCTTTATCGTATTGGTCGCTGGCAGACATACTCCTTACATCACGAAGGTCAACTGTGCCTGATGAACCACCAGTGCCAGATATGCCTTGTAATTGTTCTTGAGTATTCGCCTTAACCTCTACTTTGGGCGAGAGGCCGCCTTTATATTGAGTTAAGATGTCAATGATGCTTTCTGCATCTGACGCTTCTATTGCTTGTCGTACAGGTTTCGGCTGTGTCGCAATCCATATCTGAAACTCATTAGAGTTATAGAGTTCTCCCGCATCAGGATGTGCTGAAACTATTGCATCAGCAGGGTCTGGTTCAGCAGGAGTGGTTGCACCACCTTTCGCGCCATAGAGCTTATTCAGGTCTTCAGCGTATTCAGGATGGTCTTGTTCAAATTTAGTAGGAGTGCGTAGTTTTTCTTGAAAGCTAGCGTTATCAGCCCTTAGCTGATTTAGCTCTTTCTCTAACATTGCATTCTTGTCATTTGAGAGTCGGAATCGACCCTTCATAGCCTTCTCATCACTCTCAGCCTTTTTATGAGCTTTCAGTTGTTCAGGTGTCGCATTAGCCCACGTTGTGTCACTTTCAGGCTCCGCAGCCTTACTAACTTCACTAGTTGAGGTAGTGTCTTCCTGTTCATCTGAAGCTGATGTGGCAGTTACGGTAGCTGCTTCATCAGTCATTGAAGTGTCATCAGTGTGTTCTACAGCGGGTGTGATAGGAGTGTCGATGTCGAGGCCCCATTCCGCATCGTAGTCAGACGAATTATCATCTTCCAGAGATACAAGTGTGTTCATTATTAATTACCTTTAGTTTCGAGTGCTAGCCCACTTTATGAGGAAGCACTCTTAAAAGAATTTGGCAGAAGTTTCCTAGTGCCTATTTTGGTTAGATACCACTTTCACCAGTGGTCATCTTATATTGAAGCTCTGCATCATTACGGTCTTCAGCTTGCTTTCTGATGGCAAGTTCTGACACACCCTTTGCTTCACTTCTTCTATCTTTCTCGCGGTCTGCGCCTATCTTTGCGGCGACAGTGTCTCGCTTTGTTTGTTCTACAAATTGTTGCTTCTGAATATCAAAGTTAGCTTTAGATTCAATCTTGGCAAACTCAGCTTGAGACTTACCCATTGATTCTTGTTGCTTGGCGTCAAGCTTTGCATATTCCAGTTCATATCTAGCCTCAGTATCTTGTACCTTCAGTTCGTGAGAAGCCTGAGCCTTCTGTGACTCTAGCTGCAAGGTGCCTTGATCAAGTTCAATCTGAGCTTCAGCAACACCTAGCTTACGTTCTTCGATAGCTATCATTGGGTCTACTTCTGGTTCCTGCTGTGCAGCTTCTTCAGCCCGTTTAGCCATCTCTTCATCTGTCTCAATGAACTGGCCTTCTGGGTGCTGCATAGAGGTTGCAATTGCACGTAGTAACGGCAAGCCTTTCACACCATCCATGTTGCCGCCTTCAGTCATCTGGTAGAAGGTCATCAAGTTAGTAGCTTGCAGTTCTTTAGATAGCAGGATGGTTGAACCACGGGCTTCGATTTCCATAGCACCCTTAATGTCATCATCCGGTTCGTACTGCATAAAGAAGTCGTAGAATCGTTGAACTAAGGTCGCTGTAATCTGGTCATCGTAACGTCTAGCCTGTGAGCGTCTAGTCACTGAACTGTTGTTCTGCTGAATCTGAGTAGCACCTAAAGTAACAGGCGCATTGTCTGTCATCTGTGCAGCCTTATCAGTACGTGTCACACCAGTTAGCTCAAACGCATCTTGCTGTGCTTTATCCATTAGTGTGAATAGCTGTTGGATGTCCTGTTGAATATGAAATAGCTCGAAAGGTCTATCTTGCTTCTCAATAGAGTAAGTACCACCAACACGATTCCAAACCTTGCCACCATATATGCTGTATTCACTAGTGCCATCAGCAGGTTCTATTTGAGTCTTATCAACTACGATCTGAGGTAAAGTTGAAGCACCTGCATTATCGATAGCCATGCGCCAAGCTGTATTATAGACGTGCGCTGGGTCTTCCATTAAGTAAGGTATGCCAAAACCAAAGACTGATAGTGGGTCTTCATCCCAATTAAATATTGAGTAAATTGTGGTGTCTCGCTCATAGGGACTGAGGACCACCTTTAGCACCTTGCCATCAATGAAATACACTACACACCGACACCAAGCATCTTGCTTCTCTGTCTTGACACCCGCTGCCTCTAATTGCTTTCGCTCTAAGTGACCGTGACGCTCCCACAAAATGAAGCGACCATTTGATAGGCTTCGATTAGCCGTACTATCACGCGCTTCTTCTCTCGATTCATCTTCTAACGTAGCCGAGTTAGAGACACCCTTATGGAGTATTTTAGCTACCTCATCTGGATCAAAACCTTTTTCTTTAGCAGCAGTCTGTAGATCGGCTGGCAGAAGAAAGGTCCTTTCCCATGTGTAACCCCATTCATCTACTTCAGTTGCTGATAGATCAGGAAAGAAGTCAAAAGGTGAAATACACTTAACATCCGGTGCTAACTCAGAGGCAGGCTTGAGTCCATACTGTCCTGTCTTTTTCTTAGCCCAAGCCGCCGACATCTTATTGGGAATAGGTGCCTTTAGGATACCTGTACCATAAATAGCCGCATCACGAATACAGCGCCTTGCTTTAGTGGGATAACGAGACGATATTAAGGCACTATCAATCTTAGTGAACATCCGTTTAGCTTTCTGCCTTATACGTTCAACACGCCTATTATGAGCCTGCATATTAGTCAATGGATTACCATCTTGGTCCACTAAGGGCTTACCTTTAGAATCTACGGCTGGTTCATTAGCTAAAGTCAAGGGTGGTGCTGCTAGTGGTATAGGTTTACAACCATAGTTCTTATCGTCAGAAGGAAACAATAGGTCACCTAACTGACTCGCACCATCATTCGTAATCTGTCTAGTTATATTGTGGTAGATGCGATTAGTAACTTTAGGTGTATCAAATTGTTCCTCAATTGAATCCCTACCAGACGCATCTTGAGCGCCTTTATATGAACGTGCCGCATTGATAAGCCGTCTATCAATCTCTACCTTTCTATCAGACTGTGCTTGATATAGTTCAGCGGCAAGCATCGTATTGAGTGACTGTAAATCACGTATCTTCTTCTGAGCTTCGCTGAGGTCACCTTCAGGAATATCAATGTCATTAGCAAACTCAATATCAAACTCATCCTGCTCTTTTGTTCTAGCCATGTAGTGTCGTCCTTAATAATTCGTAATGGCATCCACAGGTCTGCGAGTAACAAACTCAGTGTGTTTGACAAGACGTTCATAATGTGGGTGTGCTAGTAGGCACAAATATTGAAGTGCATCATGTGGGTGTGAAGCATCATTCTTGTTAGGCGCATCTTTGTATTGCGCTCTGCCCATAACCTGCTTACGTTCATACATATAGGCAGCATTGAAGCCCTTACGTAACACACCACAATCCCTATTTAACTGGATGAGCGGTGCGCCATTTGGAGTCTTTTCAGTTAAGAAGTGACGAACAGAATTCAACCTGAGTTCTACGTGATTTGATAAGGCGGGTGCCGTCATAAACCAATCAGTGAAAACACCTGTCTTCGAATTGTTTAACACATCAAAGTAGTTAAGGCCATCAAACGACAAACCGTGTGAAGCTAATCCTGAAGGGTCGCCCACTGAACTGATAGTGAACTTATCTTTAGGATAGTATTTTTCTAGGAGTGGCTTCACCATGTTTCTAGCAAAGTCAAATAGACCAATATTATCAGCCACTACCTCATGTAGAATCCTCAGTTGTCCATTAGGCATCTTCTGCCCAATCACACACGCTTCACCACCTCTGCCCCAATCCCATCCAAGTAGAATAGGTGAGCCAGCAATAGCCTTTAGTTCAGCTTTAGCCATATGGTAATCATCGGACCATTGGCGACGATAGATAGCCTTACCCGATAGAGTGACACCAAAGTTTCCACAGAAGAGAACACTAATCTGTTCAGCCGTCATTGAAGGTACTTTGTCCAAGTAGTATGACTTAGCACCTGTACCTAAGAACTTAAAGTTCTCACCTTCAGGGTTCAACACGTAACCATCTTCTGAGGTGTTATCCTTCAGTAACGCAGGAGGCTGTTTCCAACACTCCCAACCTTTCGGTGACACATTCATCTTCTCAGCTACCCATCCGTCATCTTCAGGTGGATTAGTGTCAAGCAATAAGGAGACTCTAGTAATAGGATTATCAATATCAACAGCATCAACAGGAGCAGGGTATCTACCAAGACGAGAGAGAACAGTAGTCACTACATCGTAGTCCATCGCTCCACACT